ACTCGCTGGGCACCATCCACTGCGCCGCTGCCCACAAGACTCGGCGCTGCTGGCGCTGCTGCTGGCGCTGGCGGGTCCTGAGTCGCTGCGGGCGTCGCATCACTCGCCGCCGGCGTCGTCGCTGGCGTCGTCTCCGGTGTCGTCGAGGTCGCTTGATCTTCGCTCATCTCTGTCTGCCTCCTGCCGGGCTCGGGCCTTCAGCCCCTCGGCGTGAACTGCGTGCATGACTTCGCCGCCACACACCTCGCCTATCTTTTGCATCCACCAGAGCGCTCCCTGGCGCATGCCTTCGTTGATCAGCACCTGATTCGGATCGATCGGGCCACCGTGCTCCGCGCGCGGCGCGAGCGTCGTGTAGACGCCCGACCAGCACAGGAACTCGAAGAGCACGCGCTGTGCTCTCGGATCTTCGAGCCAGCCCATGAGGTCCAGCTCCCACTGCTGCTCCCGTAGTGTTTTCTTCTTCGCCATCAGCGCGCCAGAATCTCATCGGTGTGACGCCTGCAGTACATCGAAAGCCCAACCGTCGGTCGCCAACAAGTGAGGCACGGCAACCACCACAATCGCGCGATGAACCGGAGGACCATCACGCCTGCGCCTCGACCGGCGTAGCGCCCGGCCCACCGACCGCCGAGAGCATGCGCGCCAACGCCGTGTCGTTCGTCAGATCAGCCTGCGACAGGTCCTTCGCCGCGCCTGCCGCTGTCGCCGCCGTCTGCGTCGCCTGCTGCGCCTCCTGCGATGCGAGGCTCGCGGCACGCTCGGCGCGCATCCGCCCCACTGCCTCTTCGTCACGCACGAGCGACGGGTCCGCACCGAGGAAGTCCGCATACTTGTCGATCGTCTGGTCGATATCGATCTTGTCCGGAGCGTCGGGCCACGTCTCGCTCGCCGACGTGACGAGACCGAGCAACCGCTCGACAGGAACGGTGCTCACGAGCTTCTGCGCGTCGGCCAGCACCGACACGTACTCGACTCGAAGCTCCATGCCCTCCATTGCCTGCGGCGGGGGATCGATCATCCCGCGGCGCAGCATGATGTTGAACGTGCGATCGATCAGCGGGTCGAGCTTCTCGTCCTCCAGCCGCTGCAGCACGGGACCAAGCTGGAGCATCTTCTCCTGGTGTAACTCCGCGACCTCGCGCGCAGTGCGATCGGGCTGCGAGTTGCTGGTCAGCAGCAGGAACATGTCGGCGAAGAACGTGCCGTTGATCCGGAAGACCACGTCGTCGATCCACTCCTTGATCGCCAGGGCGCGCGGGTCGACCTTGACGCTCGGCTCGAACAGACCCGTGCCGTCGGTGACGAGCGTGACCTTGCCCGATGCGATGGTCTTCTTCATGGCCGCCATCGACGCGCTGGCCTTCATCGGCGGGTCGACGATCTTCGCCAGAGCCTTCGCGCGATCGTACTCGGCCTTCTGCAGCGCCTTGATGTCCCCGAGCGCCTCCATGCCGGGCCCCGTGCCCCACACGTCCTCGCCGTTGACGGACCAGCGACTGACCATCACCGGGAACTCGTCATAGCCGCGCCTACCGAGGAACCGCTCCTCTTGACCGTCCTTCGATTGGGTCTCGTACCAGTATGCAAGGTAGGGCTTGCCTTCTGCCGTCAGTAGCGGGTCGCCGCGCTCGTTGCGCACGCGGTCGCGATTCGGCTCGATCACCTGCGTGACCTCGATCGCCTCGTCGTAATCGCCGCCGTTGTAGAGGTCGACCACTCGGTTGCTCGGGCCGAAGTCCTGGTCCTCGCCCGCGCGCACGGCTTTGCCGTCCTTGTCGAGCGTGCCCCAGCGCTGCACGATCTGCTCGACCGTCATCGTGACTTCGTGGAACACGGTGCTCACAACCTTGCGATCGTCGTAGGCGATGACATAGCTGCCGATCGGCCACACCTCGGTGCGGATCGCGTCGGCGTCGTCCTCCTCGACGTAGAGCGCTGACGTGCAGAACACGAGCAAGTCGTGGTAATCGGAGGCGAGAGACGTGTAGAGGTTCGACCGCGCGAACACGTCGAGCATCTTGCGCACGACATCGGCGAGCCAGATCTTCACATCCCGACGCTCGTTCAGCTCGGGGTCGGCGGTGCGCAGCGTGAGCCAGACCTGCGAGGGGTTCGTCAGCCCGGCCTGCAGGCCAGAGGCACCGATCCTCGCGGCGCGCGTCGCCGTGTTGTTGTTGATCTTGTCGCTACGCACCGAGCCCGCGCTCTTGTGGTCGGTGACGTTGAACCGACCTCGACGCGGCAGGATGTACTCGGCGAGCAAGCGCCAGTGATCGGCCCACGTGGTGCGCTCGCCCTTCAGCGCATCGAACCGCTGGCGGTAGCGCGCTGCCTTCACCTTCAGCGGCATCAGACGGCCCTACTCGACGACGGCGACGTGGTCGCGAGCGCGCTTGCACCGCCACCGATGAGCGACGGTCCCGTCAACTGCGGCAGGCTCAGCCCGCGCTGATCGGTGAGAATCGTCGACTGGAATCCGCTGCGTCCCCTGGTGCGCCTGCGTGCCCGACGACGAGCTTCGAGGATCGCCGGATCGGTCGGCAGCGCAGGCGGTGGCGGCGACGCCTGGGTCGGAGGGATCGATGGTGAGCCACCCATGTCAGACCTCCTTGGACGCGGCATCCACGTCCGCCGGGAATAACTTCTCCTGGTCTGGCAATTCGACATCGACCGTAAGGCGCTTCCACGGGTAGTCTCCGTGTTGCATAGGGCTGTAGTTGCCCGACTGCGTGTTCTCGAAGAACAGGTCGCCGACCTTCGACCACGGAAACAGATCGACAATGAGCCTCACTTTCATCTCAATTCTCCATCTCGTAGGGATCGAACGCGGTCTCGCAGTGGTCGGTGGCCTCGCGCATCGCAGCGGGCACCACCGGGTGAGCGAACGTCAGAGCGTAGGCGTCGGCGAGGTCGGGAGATGGCATGCCACGCGCTCGCATGTCGTCCTTGCTCTCAAGCTGGATCTTGCCCCGCCGATTCTTCATCGTGTAGGTCGGCGCGCACAGGTCATTGAGCAGCGCGTGGTCCTTCGGTAGCGAGCACTCCTTCACCCAGTCGGCGAGGGCCCACCACATCTCGGCACGCTTGTTCTCGAACCGCTCCTCGCCCGCCTTTTCGCCGAAATGCACGCCGATCGCGTTGTAGCCCAACTGCTGCACGCGCGAGCACACGCCGGGCGCGTAGCCCACATCGACGAAGATCATGTCGGGCTTCCACTGGTCTGCCTCGACAGCGACGTTCGCCGCAAGCTCCATCGGATCGATGCCGGGGAACACGCGGTGACCGTGCGACTGCACGCCCTGCACCTTCGCGATCACCGAGCGGTCGTTGCCGTACCACGCGACGTCGACGCCCATGATCTTGGGCGCGAAGTCGTAGGCCGTGACGTGGAACTTACGCTCGAACGCAGCCTCGACATCGTGGACCGACATGAGGCAGTTCTCCGTCGCCGCGTGGAAGTCGCAAAGTAGCTCCTGCTTGAACTGGTCGTCGGTCATCTCGCGCTTGGCTCTCTCGACTTCGTCTGCCGGCAGCGCGTCGTCCGTGTCGTTGACGGTGAATAGGTCGGCGTACCAGTCGGGATCCTCGAGCGCCCGGTAATAGAGCTCGCTGAAGAGATTGATCCCGCGCGGCGTGCCGATGAAGATCGCGAAACCCTTCCGGTCCGCGAGCGCCGGCCGCACGACCTCGCCCCAGACGTTCGGTCGCATGTCGGCAACCTCGTCCATGACCACGCCATCGAAGTAGAGGCCGCGCAGTGCGTCGGGGTTGTCCGCTCCGTAGAGCTCGATGACCGCGCCGTTCGGGAACGTGCAGCGCATCGATTGTTCGTGGTAGCGCATCCCCGGGATCGGTCGCGTGTAGTGCTTGATGTACTCCCAGGCGATCTGCCGAGCCTGCTTCAAGAACGGCGCGATGTAGCCGAACCGCGGCATCTGCTTGTTGCACTTCAGTGCCTCGTGGATCAGCTTGTTGATCACGAACACTGACTTGCCCGACCGACGGTGAGCGACGATCACGCTAAAGCGCTTGAGTGCTCGAGCGATCTTCGACTGCCAGCGACGCGGCACGTAGCCGGTCTCAACGTCGACGGTCCTGCGGGCTATAGAGCCGCGACCGGTGCGACCTGTGGCCATCGGTGTGCCGGTCATCTACCCGGCCTCCGGGAACGGGATCAGCCGCTCCTTGCAGTCTGCAATCCAGTCCCTTGCGGCGTTGCGTATGTTCTCGACCGCTTCGTTCGGCGTCTCTCCGTCGCTCATGCAGCCCCTCAGCGCGGGCATCTCGGCAAAGTACGATCCGTCCGGCTGCTGCGTGAGCATGATTCTGTACTGCATCACACCCATCACTCCGAGACCTCCGCGCCGTCCGGCTCTTCTTCGCCGTCCTCGATCCCGGTCTTGACGTTGATCGTGACGTCGCCCTCGTGCTTCACGTTGTCGGTGAACATCGAGAGCGACTTGCCGAGCATTTCGAGCGCACGCGCCTTGTCGACGGTCTTGACCTTACGCACGGTCACGTACTCTTCGTCATCCGATCCGCGCTTGTGTGTCACCTCGGTCTCGAGCCCAGCGATCGCTTTCCGTGCGTGCACCGGTATCGTTGACAGCGGTAGGAGTCGCCCTTCTTCGTCGTGCAACTGCGTCGGGTCAAGGTCGGCGATTACCATCAAGCGCGATCGAACCCACTCCGCATCGAGGTCAAGCGCGCGGTTTCGTTCGGCCTCGAGGCGCTCGATTTCGTCCTTGACTAGGGGATCTTTCAGTAGCATCGACGCTTGAGTGTGCGCCGATTTTTCGCTGTATCCTGCTCTGATTGCGGCGTGTGTTCCTACGCCGTCGACGACGTATTCGCGACAGAATCGCTTCGCCTGGAAGGTGAGTTTGACGAGCGGCTTAGCCGGCACTTCGCTGCAACCTTCGCCCTCGTCGGTTGTTAAAGTGCCCGATTTTGGCTACTTAGTCAAGCCATGCCCAGCGCAGGCCCCTCCTCACAAGAGACACCGTGGACTGGTCTACGCCGAATTTCTCGGCTAATTCACGTAGTGGGGCGGTTGATGACCTAATTTCACGGACTGCCGTCTCTGTCAGCTTAGACACCCCGCTTCTCTCGCCCCGGCACTGCCCGCTCAGTGCTCGTCCGTACTTCCACGCGCCCGGGATATGACGCCACGTACCGCCAAGCCTGGCCGATCTCACTGAAGACGCAGACACCCCGAAGCGCCGCGCCAGCTCCGCCGAAGTTCCAGAAGACTGCCGAATTTCGTCGACCGCCTCTTCGGTCAGATGGCTCAAGTAGTGGCCCTCGCCGTGACGAACCCTCCCCTTGTTTTTGGCATCCCGCATGTTGTCGAGCGCCGTCCCCGTTCGTCTCCTGGCC